TTATCAAGAGACTTATCTATTATATCCATTCCTTTATTAACCAGTTTAACTTCTTTCTCTAACATAGGAATTAATACTTCTAAAGGAGGCTTTTCTCTGTCCCTCCAATAGTGATTACTAAACATCTCCCATTCTCCTGTATCTCCTAAATCAATATATGAATCAGGCTTAATGATTTCTATAGCTTTACATACTACTCTTATAGCTTTTTTATCATGCAGTGGAAAATGCTTATCTGGTGTAACAACAATTCTATTAACAATTGTATTGCTTTTACTTGCCATACATACCTCTAATTATTTCAAAAAACTATTTCTTCTTTTCTTTCTTAGGCTCTTCTTCTTGCATTGCAGTTAGAACCTCAATCGCTCCTTGCAATTTAATGAACAACTCTTTTGCTTGTTCTCGTTGAGTTTTTAAACTCTCTATCTTTTCTGTATAATCTCTCATATACCCTCATTTTTATAAGTTTGGCACTGCTAAATGTCTTACTGCAGACCTTCTTCCTCTAAACTTCTTAATTTTTTGTTCATACATTTGTCTAAAATATTGTGAATATTCTAAATCCTCATCATCTTCATATAATCTTGCTTTTACATAACAAAGAACTGCATTATGTAATGCGCTATCTAATCCTAATCCACTTTGGAGATTATCTGTTGTTGCTGTTGCTTCTTCATATTTTGCATGAAAGGTTATTCTTAAACCATTATCAATAAATAAAGATGTAAAAGTACCTGTTTCGTTTGTATTAGAATCTGAAGTAGAGCGAGTCATTGTAAATGAAGTTATACTTGTTACAGTAACAGATTGACTAGCTAAGTTATCATCATTAAAATTTGTTGTTCCAGATATACTTACTCTATCTCCTGTAACAAGTCCATGTGCTGCACTTGTTGTAAATGTTATCGTAGTTCCTGAGCAATCCGCATCACTTATTGTACCACTTAAATTTCCATCACCTTGAAATGTATCATATTTTTCAGTTGTTCTTTCTCCTGTTGACGAAGTATCTTGAGCTAATATTGCCAACCTATTATCATCATTATACCATGTAAAATAAGTATTTGGATATGTTCTTTTATTTGTTGCCATAATTAATTCCTATGTTAATGAATCATCATCACCACTTGAAGCAGTAAATGTTTCTGCAGTAGAATTTGAATCAGAATCTCCACGCAATATTTTATGTGGGTCAGTTAATTTCGGTATCATTACATATCTATCATTACTATCTAATACTTCAACTCTTATAATATCAATCATATCATCAGATAATGTATACCATCTTTGCTTCTTCTTTAAGTCAGTTGTTACTTCTTTTGTATAATGCTGTTTCTTTTCAGAAATATCAAGAAGAGCATCATTAACAAGTCTTAACATATAACTGTCTGATTTTGCACCAACTGATTCATCTACTGCTGTAATTATATCTGCTACTGTTAAACTCTTTGCCATTATCTTCTATTCCTTTCTGCTATATCATCATCAATGGTTGTTTGACTAAATTCAACCTTTGTTTGCCCACTCCATGTTGTTCTCATATTAATATAGTCTGATATATTTCCAGAAACTCCAAATACTTTGCCGCATTTGCATTCGCTAGATATACTCATATCAACATCAACACACTTTTTACAATTTTCGCAATAGTAAGTTCTCACTTATTCTCTACCGCTTCCCATATCTTCTAGCTTTCCTTGAGCCCAGTGTTTGCCATATTTTTTAACTCCTGCTTTCTTAGCTTTTTTAGCTCTAGCTTGAGATTTTTTAATATCTTCTGCTTTTTTAGCTTTAGCCTTAGCTTTAGCCGCTGCCTTAGCTTTAGCCTTTCTTTCAGCAGCAATAGAATCAGTGATTTTATCTTCTTCCCTCATGCTTCTACCTTTTTCTGTATCAGGATATTCATTTACTTGACCAGTAGAAGTTTTAAATGTTATCTTTCCACCTTCTTCCAAACGGGTTCCTCCTGCCATTCCTCCTCTTCCCCACTGGTCCCACGTAGGTACTGGAGCATTATATCCAGTTAAACCACCTCCTGCATATGTTTTTACACTTCTTTTACTTCCATCTTTTTTTTCCACTTTATTTTCTCCTTTTTTTTGCATTAAAGCTCGGTGGCAATTTACCATGAACATTAATATATTCCAAAAATGGCTCAGTGTTTCCATTAACAGAATCTTTTTTAATTACATATTCTCCACCTTCAACTTCAATTGGAATACCACCTTTTGCATGCGACTTGCCATTAAGCTTACCACCTTTTACATATTTTTTAGGAGGTCTTCCAATCTTGCTTCCATATGTTCCTTTACCTTGTGGCATTATAACCTCATTTTTCTTGAATATAATTTAATAAAACTACTCTTCACTTACAAATGTACTACTCGATGCTAAGGCTTGCGCTTCAGACTTTGTAAGTACACTAAAATTAGGATATGATTTACTTGCTCCTAATGCTATAAGCTCTGATAGTACTCCATCTTTCATAGACCATTCACCTTTGATAATACAATATGCTTTATCGTGTGAATATCTTGGAGGCCCTACCTTTCCTTTAAATATAATATCATTCCAAGTAGGTGCAGATACATAAGTAACCTCTCCACTATCTTCATCTACTGATTCAACTATTGGATATAGTGCTTTAATTTTATCACCAACAGCACTATCATATGCACTGCTTGGTAGACAAAAATACATTTCATAATGTGCCATTATTTGTGACTCCTTTTACCTGCGTTATAATTTCTTTTTACTTCTGTTTCACCTAATTCATCATGATATATACAAACATCATCAATTACTCCATTAAATGTATTTGTAGAATCATATGCACCTATATATCTATAATCAAAAGCCTCATCAACAGTCTCTGTATCAGTTTGTGCATCTCCATCAACATATATTGTAACTAAATTACTTGTGTTGCGAACTATCCCTAAATGCATCCATGTGTCAACATCCCAATTTCCAGAAGTTTTTGTAAAATCGTCTGTAGCACTATTTGCACTTATTCTTAATTCATCCGCATCTCTATATCTTATATAGTCTGCCCCGCTTCCTATAAATCTATTATCACCAACATGAGATGGTTTTATCCATAAAGTAATACTAAAAGCACTTCCAGCTGCTCTTGTTGTTTCTTCTACTAAATCTACATAACCTCCTGCATGATTATTATAAGGTAAATTCAAACTATTAGTAGCTCTTTGTCTATTCATTATAAATCCTTGAGAATCTCTTGTACCATCTACTCCTGCTGTGATTAACATTGTTTCTGTACTATTAGTAACAGTGCCAGAAGCTGCTGCGGTACTAGTTGCTCCTGAGTCAGCAACAGTAGCTAAATTAGGCCAAGAAGCTAAACCATTATTCCTATAATATGCAGTACATTTAGTAGAAAATAATGAATGAGTAGTACCATCTAAAGCCTTTCCATCATTATACAACTCATTTACCTCTGCTTGAGTTAAGATAGAATCTTTAAATAACATAAATTCAGTAGCTGTTCCACTGAAAGAATCATCATCATCTTCAGAGAACGCTAATATTTCAAGAGCACTACTATTTCCAATATCTTCATTTTCTCCAGTAGGGTCGTCAGTTGCAGATTGCAATTCTCCATTTAAATAGCATTTTATACCTGTAGCACTACTTCTATCACAAGTAACAACAACATGACTCCATTTTCCACTAGGAACTACCGCATCGGTTAAATTTGCATAACTATTATGACTAGAACCATCATTAATATTTAAAGCTATATAATTACTATTATTAACAACTAAAGCATATCCTTCTGAACCAGCTGCACCTTTTCTCCATATAGGAAGATAATCACTTTCAGTCACAGGGTATATCCAGCAAGATAGTGAAAAGTCTTTATCATCAACATCTAAATTAGAATTATCTGCAACTGAAACCATAGAGTTATCTTCTTCACTTGCAGTGCACCATAACAATTGATTATAAGATTGTAAAGCTGTTTGTGGTATATCAAGTTGTTGGTCTGCATCTGTCCAGCCTGATGCTGTGCCTTGTTCTTTAACAGTAGCGTCTTCAATTGTAAATGTTACTGCAGTTGTAGAATCCGTATAAACTCGCAAATCACCAGTTGTATTTATTGCTACAATATCAAAATTATGGGTAGCCTCAGTTGTACTTATTGTATTACTTGCTGTTCCTCCTCCAAAAGATACAATTATAGTAGGAGTGGTATCACCAGAGGTTGAATCTAATGCAGCTGAGAATCTATACGTTCTTCCAACAACAGGAGCAGTTAATTTAGCTACTGCTAATACAGCCCCCTCTTCTTCATCATCTGTTGTTGTCACCACTTGAAGTTTTCCACTACTTACTGAAACTTCTCCATTTGTAAGATTAATTTCATCCCAATCAGGAGTACTTGTCATTTGTCTATTTTTAGCATCAGTTATCATCTCATCACCATAAAACACAGTTGTTGCATGATTTTTTTGATTAATAGGTTTAAGAGAAAAATCAGAAACTGAAAAATCACAAGCCTCATTTACTGACCTAAATCCAACATATTTAGTGGAATCTGTTGATTCTGAATTAAAATAAAGAGTATAACTTCCAGACGATAAGGCATCAGATGTAAATTCAGCTGAACCTAAATGAGACTCTGGAGATAATTTAAATTTTAAAGCAGCTCCTGGAGTACCTCCAATAGTAAAAGTGACTTTATAACTTGTTCCAATAGTATCACTAAAACTATCTGCATATATATCATGACTTCCTGAACCATCAGATACAGCTGAAATAACATCGCTTCCAGAAGATGATAATGAACCAAAATCACTATTGTTCCAATTAGTAACCATCTCATCACCTAACCCTGTATTTGAAGCATCAAGTATATATGATTGTTGCCCTCTATGTCCATCATTCATTGGATACCATAGCTTAAGATTAGAGTTTGTTAATGATGTACCACCTCTATTTAAAGCTAATTGTTCTGGATTAAGGTAATCGTATGTTACATCATCTGCTGTCCAAGCTGTATTCCAACCTTGAACATCCGACATTTTACCTCCAAAATAAACACTAAACGCTGAATCATAGAATCTTGCTCCAATAAGCATTTTCCCACCTGTTCTAAATGAATTGCCTGCTTGTAATGTTTCCTTTACTCCATTAATATAAATATCGTAATTAGAAAATCCATCTGCATAAGCAGCATCAACTGCACTATTATCAGATTGGTCAACATTTGAAACAACTACTATTCTATACCAAGTATTATTTTCAATAGTATTTGAAGTCATAACATCATCATCATCATCAAAAGAAGATGCTCCAATATAGCCACTTTCTATAGTTATAGAATTAGCACTTAACCATCCAGCTGCTATTACTTGTTCTGTTGTACTATTATCAACCTTAACCCAACATGCGAAAGTTTTTAAATAAGCTCCAAATGGCGTAGTTGCTACACTAGCATTTACACTTAAATAATCAGTAACACCATCAAACTCTAATGCTCTACCTGAATATATTTGTCCGTGATTGTTATTACCAGAGGTATCTAATGCTCTGGCTCTTGTTGGTTTTTGAATTGTTTGTATAGTAGCTGGCATTATGTTAAAGTCCCATTGTTTGAACCATGTGAATCATTTGCATCTGCACTAAGATTCCACCATGATATTAAATTTGTTTTTTCACTATCTGTTAAACCTGCATAGTTTTTATTCATTATAGATTTGATTTGTGCTTGAGTTAATACTGCTGACCATATTCCTACATTGCAAATATAGCCACCAAAAAAACTAGTAGTATATGCTCCTATTTGTGAGCCATAACTATCTGTAGACAATCCATCAGATACTACATCTGTTTCTTTGAAGACTCCATCGTAATACATAGAAACATTAGTATCATCTACTACTGCTGCAACGTGACCCCATCTGTTTAATAAAGAAGGTATAACAGCACTACTGGCTCCCTCGCTTCTGTCAGGCCATACTCTAAAAGTTGTATCATCGCTAAATTTAACAAGAAAATCTCCAAAACTTATAATAGGTTGAACTCCAGTATCTGTAAAATAAACCCAAGCTGAAAAAGAAATATCATCTCCAGTATTAGCTTGACTTCCTAAATCAATATAATCATTAGCACTATCAAAATAAGCAGCACCATCACTTACAGGTACGACTGAACCTGCTGCGTAATTATGTTTTAATACGAGATTGTCAGTTACGATTCCAGGTGTAGATAATCCTACTTTTGATAAATTACTTCCTAAGCCTAACATGACTTAACCTATGTACGCAATAACTAACCCTGAAGTTAAATCAACAGTAGTCCATCTACCATATATAACTGTTCCTGCAGGAATTGTTTCAGATGCCATTGTATTTCCATTATATGAACCAACACCATATCCGTTTGTTGTATCAGATGGGGTTAATGTCGCAAATACTGTATCTTCTAAGCATTGTATTGCTACAAAACTACCTGTATGTTCTGCATTGTCTGATATGAATTTAGCGCCTGCTTGACCCATTCCTGCATTTTGAGCTTCGGCTACTGTGAATTTGTGTAAACTTGATGCCATTTTATTCTCCTTTGTGAGTGTACTTAAAGCTCTGGCTAGAGCATGAATGTACTTTTATTATTAAAATTTTTAGTAGATTCGGGAGCCACCCTTTATACGATAGCTCCCATAGTTCTACAAAACTATTAAACCTTATTGATTCGGTTTAAGTATTAGATGAACTTGCAGCTGCACTAATATCACTAATATCTTGTGATACACCATGCATAATAAGCCAATTATCACCATCACATACAAGTCTACATTCAAACTCACCAGCAGCAGCTGAAGCAGCTACAACCAATTGGTCGTGAGATGAACCATTAAAGGCTACCTCTGCAGCTGAGCCAGACTCTCCATCAGCAACAGTTCCTAAAAAGAAATCTGTTCCATCTTTAGATTGCACTGTAGTTGTATGAGCAGATAATGCTTCATGCAAATAAAAATCATACCATACACCATCATTTCCACTTGCGTCTGGTAGATTAATTAATTTAGCTGCACCACAATTTCTCAATAAAACTAAAGCACCACTTTGTTCTTCTGAAAGTTCTATCGTATCATCTGCATCTTGTGATTTAATAATCTGTCTTATTTGATTAAGTCCATATTTATTACTACTTGAATTTAATGCGTCACTTCTCATTATTCATATCCTCCTTATATTCCGTTAATGTTTAACAAAGCATGAGTTTCAGGAAGAGATACTTCAAGACCAGCTTCGGTCAATATCATATCTTTTCTTAAATCTTCATCTGCTTGTTGAACATTAGTTGTGATTGAAGTGTCTCTATTAACACCATTACCAACAAGAGGTCTATATGAAACATGGTCAAGGTCAACAAACTGCATGTGACCTGAAGCATTATTTCTGAACAATGGTTCTTTAACAATACTACAATCACCATGAACAGTTTCAATCTTCATTACTTTATGACCAAATGAACCTTTACTTGCTTCAAAGTTATACTGAGATTTTGATGCAGTTAAACTTCCTTCAGCAAAACCAGAGATTTTGTTAAAGTGTGATACTACTGGAAGAGATGCTAAACATAACTTATTACTTGAACCACCTCTAGCAGGGTCATACATAACTTCAAATGCTGAAAGTAAACCATCATAAGTCATTTCAGCAGCTGTATACATACCTAAGTATGGAACACCTTCTGAATAAGAACCTATTCCACCATCAGTAATTGTACCATTTTTAAGACAATGTCCTACGATACCATCAGTATATTGAATACCACCTTGAGAACCTCTCATACTAAATAGTAATGCTCTTTCAATGTCAACTTTATGTTCTCTTAATTTAAGATTCCATAATCTTGCCCATTCATCAGAATATCCACGATAAACTGTTGCTCTGGCTGTATTAGACA